CTTGCTATGGCGAGCAACATGAAGTTCATCGAGGGGGGTTCCACTGATGAGGAGATAGACGCCTACAAGCAGAAAGTTGTGGGTATTTTGGGGGATAGCTACGATAAGGGGAAGGTTACGTCTATTGTAGATCGCATGGCGAGCCTCAGGGACCAAGAGAACGATCCTCAGCTGGCTAAGCTTGACAAGTTGGACGAGGAAGAGGTCAGAAGCCTTGCCAGCATGGTTGATGATGCCAGCACTACGTTCAAGCGCGGGGAGGACGAGGGGAGGATGTCCTTCTTGGCGTCTTTTGCCCCTGCCACGTTTTTTACTGACGCGGGTTCGCGTAATGTCGCGATGAACAACATGCTTGATCAGATCAAAGACATACAGGGGTCTACGGGACTGACTGTTGACGAGGTTGTAGACCTTGCAAATGATATCATCATGAGCTCTGACAAGTCTGAGAGTGACAAGCAGCGTATGGCGGATTTGATTGGGGGTAAGCTACGGGACTCGTTGAGCTAATTAGTCTATATTTGCGTTATGGATCACACGAAAAAAAGGAAAAAGAAGACCTACAGCTACGAGCACGGAGGCACCCACGGAACTCCCAGCAAAGCGGATATGCTTAAGTCTAAGATTTCATCTGCCCTTGAGGGTGGGGCTACCGATGCGGAGATCAAAGAAATGATCGCCAAGAGCGGTTTGGCAGAGACGCACGACATCATGTACGATAACGTTGAGATGACGGTATCCGTAACCCCTAAGAAAGATGACCGCTTTGGGCCTAAGGACCCTCCAGGTCAGCGTGGTGATATGTTCGGAATGGGTGGCGATACCGATAAGGGCAAGACCGCCAAGGAGCTTATCAGGGAGTATCAAGCCATTCTCAATAGAACTGGTGTCCCCGAAGAAACTCGCAAGATGTATGAGGCGAAAATCGCAGACCTCAGAAAGTCTGAAAGAGCAATGGACGGGATGAGGACCTACATGCACGGGGGTTCTCACGACGATGAGATGAAGACCTACATGCACGGAGGATCCCACGATAATAAGATGAGGACTTACAAGCACGGTGGGTCTCACGGAGAGCCTAAAACTCACGCTGGTCAATATGAGGGCAGAATCATGGAGGACGAAGGCGGCAAGTACGGTATTTATGATTACGGTGACGGCAGAACAGTGAAGACTTACTTCATGGAGGATCCAGGTGCAGTTGGGGAGTATGTACCCGATAACGACTATGTGTTTGAAGAGATGGATGGAAAGACCTTTGCTAGGCTCGCTCCTGGCCCCATGCAAGAGGAGAGAAACCCTAGAGAGAGACAGATCGGTAAGGAGGTTATGGAGGAAAGCACCAAGGGTGCCTCTAAGATTGAAAACCTCTTGGAGAAGCTCATGGATGAAGGCCGTCGGGGAAAGGACGGTACTAGAACATATAGCTACTGATGCCAGGTGTTTACAGATACGAAGAGGGCGGAGGTACTGGAAAGCCCTTTAAGGAGTTTTTGGCTTCGGGCCGTGAAGCTTCTCCCTATCAGCAACGAGAAGTTGAAACGGGTGGCTTTTACAATGCGAGCAAAGGCCCAAAGGGATCGACCATTTATATTGGAGATGATGGCGACGACGCTTTTGTTAAGACTGCAGACGGTCAGTTTGTGTTTATCCCTGATGGTCGTAGCGACGCAGTAAGCATTCTCAGCTCACGCGCAGGAGTTGGCAAGATGTTTCGTTTCCATCAAAACTATCCAAACGACAACATTTTTAAGCGCCGTGGCAAATATGAAGAAGGGGGATCTACTGGTGAGGGCAACCCTAAGCTCGTACTACCTAGGGAAAGCCAGGGGGAAGTCCTCCGAACCGAAGACGGACGAGAGTACGTCGTGTACGAAAATACCACCACGGGAGAAAAGGTAAAGGTGTTTGGCAGCTGGAACGAAGCCCCAGGCATCCGCATGGGCGAAGGAGGATCTCGTACTCAGGCCATAGACACAAAGTACAACTACCCTATTATGCAGGCTGAGAACGGGGAGTTCGTTCTTGACGAAGCCATGCTTGCTACAGATAAGAACGACAGCGGCCCAAACATGGTGTACGACCCTAAGTTTGGACGTAAGATGCCTACCGCCAAGACGGGGAACCTCCTTGCTCAGCTTGGACAGATGGGTGAAAGTCGTGAGATGGGTCAGTTCCAGCCTAACGTAGAGAGAGGGATTGGTATGATGGCGGGAGGAAAGACATTTAGGTACAATGAACGATAAGCTTGTAGATAAGATTCGGAGCTTTCGGATACAGAACAAGTTCAAGAAGCACGACAAAAGGGAAAAAAGGTACGTCGACCTTTACAACAAGCACGAGCAGATAAAGAAAGAGACTCTCGATAAGATGGATAGCGGTGAGATCACCGAAGAAAGCCAGCTCAAAGGGGTCAATAGAAAACTGAAGAGGCTAAGGGACCGCATGGAGGGGATCGAAAAAAGAGACCTTAAGTCCGCCGAAAAGGTGAAAAAGCTTCAGGACAAAAGAACTTACAATTACAGATGAAGCTTTCTAAGAATCTTTCGCTCTCAGAAGTCACAAAGAGCAGAACCGCCGATGCTCTCGGCATAAATAATACACCAGATGAGTGGGTTACAGAAAACCTTAGACAAATTGCGCTCAATGTTTTTCAACCTTTGCGCGACGCTTTCGGGTGCCCTATATACGTGTCGAGCGGCTATCGCTCGCCTGAGCTCAACCGTGCTATCGGTGGTTCAAAGCGGAGTCAGCACATGGAAGGAAGAGCACTCGACCTGGACGCAGACGTATTCGGAGATTGTACAAACGCTCAGATCTTCAACTACATTAAAGAAAATCTGGAGTTTGATCAGATGGTTTGGGAGTTTGGTGATGACGATAATCCTAATTGGGTTCACGTGTCTTACGTTCACGATGGGGCTAATCGTAAAAGGTGCCTCAAAGCTTGTAAGGACGATAAGGGCAAGACGTATTACGAAGTGATGCTTGGATAACTCTCCAGGTCCCTGTAGAATCTTGTCACCAAGTTTCTGCCCTTTTGAGTTAGGGCATATCTAACCTCGTAGTTAAACTTCGTTTCCTCTCTAAACAGGAAGTCCTCGTACTTGCCTGCCGTAGTGAGCCTGTCGTAGAACTTGTATATAAGGTCCTTATTGGCCAGAGGGTACACCACCCTTTCCGCCATCTTGTTCTTATACATGCCTAGCTGCTTTGCTGCAAACTTTAGGGTCCAGAACTCAAAGTCGGTAGCCCAAAGGAGAAACTCCATCTCACCCATTGTTACTGGGTACTCCCTGTTCACCTTGCGCTTTATGTTCTTTATCTGCTGCAGGTAGTTGAACTCGGTGTTCTTCCTAAGGACGAAATCTCGGAACACATTCTTCCTGAGCTTATCCTTCTTTTTCATTTCGTATATTTGATTAAAATTGAGTAAGATGAACGAGAAGCACGAATTCCTTATGAAAGTCAAAGATCACTTTGAGTACATAGCTCAGCTGATCAAAGACTATGAGATGGAAGACAGGATTCTTGCTGCATCTATGATAGGCATCCTAGATCCACTTGACGAAGATAACTCGGATTTGACGGCAATATACGCCATGAATATCGACAGCAGAGAAGAGCTGGACGTTGTAACCGAGTTTTTGGTGGACGCCTATGAAGAAAACAACCCCGATCTCAACGACCTTCTAGGCGGTCTTGGGATATCACTAAACTAAAATGGAAGGACTTATTAGAAAAATTGTGGTCGGACGAGACCCCAAGGATGGCATGGCCTATTACATAGGTATGAGGGCAGGCACTGGCAAGGTAGAAGCCATACTGTTGGATGAAGAATTTCTCTTCAGATATAACAAGATGAGATATTTGATTTATATTCGCAACAGCGAAGGGAACAATCTCTGGAAAGTGATTAACGAGATGCCCTGCGTAATTGAATATGACTTAAATTTCTAATGCGTACCTACAACTTCTTCATTGTAGAGGTAGAGAACATTGTAAAAGACACGATCACCACGGAAGGTGGTTTGGAGCTTTACCTCGATGGCAAGTTTAATGACTTTGAGCACAGGACACAGTGCGGAAAAGTTGTTGCCGTCCCATTCAAGTATGATCACGGAGTGGAGGTCGGCGACGAGCTGTACTTTCACCACAACGTAACCCTTAACAACGGCCAGCCACTTACTGGCTACGACAACCATTATCTCGTTTCTTACAGCGATTACGATGCGGTTGCTTCTCAAGCCATTGCCGTAAAGAGCAAAGATACGGGTGAGGTTCGTGTCCTGTCTTCTTGGACCCTGATAGAGCAGATACAGGAGGAGCGTGACGAGAAGTCAACCTCACTTGAGGTGGTAACTCTTAGCGAGAAGCCAATCACCAAGGGAAGGATTGTGATTGAAACAGATGGCACGAAAGACCTTGGCCTGAAAATCGGTGACATCGTGGGCTTCAAAAAAAACATGGACTACGACATGGTCGTGGACGGCAAGCCCTATGGTCGTGTTAGAACTCAAGACTTACTTTATGTCGAGGAAGAAGTTCACAACGATTGATGCGGCAGATCGCCTCATGAAGTCTATGGAGGTGGCCATCAACAATATGATTGATGAAGTGAAAAAGCCTGTAGATCCAGAGATAACTGGTAGCGCTAGAAAGGCTGAGCTTACTTCAATCAAGCAAACAGCTACAGACTGTAAGGAACTGATCGTTGAAAGACAGCGATTAGAGCAAATGATCAAAGACCTACAAACAAATGGAGGGATCGAAGAAGCCAAAGACTACAGCGGAGGTTTCGCTGAAAGATACTCTAAGTGATTGGAAAGAAATAGTATGGCAATACAATAGGACGGACTTCAAGTTCTGGGAGGAATCCTGGAATGACGAGTTCGAAGACTAGGTTGGTAATCGCCAGACGGCCCGCTACGAGTAATGGGTAATCAAACTGGGGCGTAGTTCAGTTGGTTAGAGCGTCTGTCTTATACACAGGAAGTCACGGGTTCAAGTCCCGTCGCCCCAACCATGCGCCCGTAGCTCAGTTGGATAGAGCATCTGCCTTCTAAGCAGACGGTCACAGGTTCGAATCCTGTCGGGCGTACAAAATTAAATACAATGGCTAAAGTAAAAGTATCCACTTACGAGAAGAAGCGAGTTCGCAGAAAGGGTGTTCACGCGAAGACCAAGCAGTCTAAGAACAAGCAATCAAAGAATTACAAGAAGCGGTACGCTTCACAAGGACGATAACATGGCAGATTACATTTGCAAGTGCGATGACGCACACGAAGAAAGTAAGAGTGGTGTAAGCATTAGGTTCGGTGACGACGGTGCGTACCACGACATCAAGTGTCCATGCGGTAAGTACATGGACCTGAAGAATCCGAAGTCTGGAGCCCCTAGCTTTAGAAGCAACAGGTACGGGCAGGTGTACTGATGACCTCGCTCATCAAAATAGAAGGATACGATGAGCTGGCTATTAAGATTTGCCCCAAGGGTACGGAGGGTCAAGTTATCGAGCTTGGTGGGCTACTCATTGTTCTTCCCGATCAGCCGCCCGAAGAGGAGATTCTCGGATATGGCCTCGACGACTCTGTGCAGATGTGGGAGCGGACACCTATGCCTGAGGAATTGTCTAGGATTAAGTCTATGGATGAGTGGCTCGAAATGCCGAGAGAGTTCAGACAGAAGTTTTCTCCGTATATCGAAGAGGAGTTTCGCCGTCGGCGTGACGGCGTTTGGTTTTTCAATAATGGTGAGCCTACATATATTACGGGGCGTCACTACATGATGCTCCAATGGACTAAGCTAGATATAGGTTATCCAAATTTCTTATCTTTCCAGCGTGACATATTTGTTCACATGGCTGCGTGCGAGATTGACTCGCGCTGTATTGGACAGCTATATACTAAATGTCGTCGTTCTGGATACACTAATATCTGCGCTTCAGTCTTGGTCGATGAAGCTACGCAGGTTAAGGACAAACTCCTCGGTATCCAGTCGAAGACGGGCAAAGACGCCCAAGAAAACATATTTATGAAGAAGGTGGTCCAGATGTTTCGGGCCTACCCCTTCTTCTTCAAACCTATTCAAGATGGTACCACTAACCCACGCATGGAGCTGGCTTTTCGCGAGCCGAGTAAGAGAATCACGAAGAACAATAAGACTTCGCAGAAGGGCGAGGCTCTTAATACGGTAATCAACTGGAAGAACACAACGAACAATGCCTACGACGGGGAGAAGGTTCATATACTATATTTGGACGAGGCAGGGAAATGGGAAAAACCAACAGACATAAGAGACGCCTGGAGGATTCAGAGGACGTGTTTGATCGTCGGGCGAAGAATCGTAGGAAAGGCCCTAGTCGGAAGCACGGTAAATCCGATGGACAAGGGTGGAAAGGAGTACAAGGAGCTATGGGCGGACTCGAATCCTTTAGAGAGGAATGCGAATGGGAGGACTAGAAGTGGACTTTATCGCTTGTTTATCCCTGCTTACGAGTCACTCGAAGGCTTTTTTGACGAGTACGGACGTCCAGTCATTGAAGATCCTAGTTCGGTTATCTCTGGTATTGATGGCGATGACATTTATCTCGGAGCTAAGACGTACCTCAAAAACGAAAGGGCGGGACTGAAAGACGACCCCCCTGAACTCAACGAGGTTACAAGGCAGTTCCCCTTTACCACAGACGAGGCTTTCCGCGATAGCATTGACGGGAGCGTGTTCAACATCGGTAAGATCTATCAGCAGATAGAGTACAACGACGACCTTTTCCCCAACCCTGTTGTACAGGGAAACTTTATGTGGGAGAACGGCGAACGGGATACTAATGTCATTTTTTCTCCAGACGTAAACGGAAGGTTTTTTGTGAGCTGGATGCCTCCTGAAGAGAGCAGAAACGTCAAGTCTACCGAGAAGGGTAAGCGTGTTCCTCCGTTCCCAGACCTTGGAGTTGGCGGCGTTGACTCGTATGACCTTGACGAAACCGTGGATGGCAGGGGGTCTAAGGGTGCTATGCACCTGTACAATAAGTTCAACATGAACGGGGCCTCCAACATGTTTGTTGTGGAGTATGCCTCCAGACCCGACATGGCCAGAATCTTCTACGAGGATTGCCTTATGGCAGCAGTGTTTTACGGGTACCCTTTGTTAATTGAAAACAACAAGTACGGCATTGCAAGATACTTTGAGTCAAGGGGTTACGACGGATACTTAATGGACAGGCCTCGACACCTGTTTGCTGGCAGCTCAAAGACAGTAAAGACCAAGGGACTGCCATCCAACTCTGCCGACATCATTCAGGCTCACGCTCAGGCTATTGAGTCTTACATACACAAGCATGTGGGAATCAACTACGAGTCTGGGGAAAACGGAAGGATGTATTTTAACAGAACGCTCGAAGATTGGATTGGTTTTAAGATCAACAATAGAACGAAGTTTGACTTGACAATCAGTTCTGGATTAGCTCTTTTGGCTGCTCAGAAAGCTCCCCCTAAGAAGCAAACGGATCTGTCTAATAAGCAGTTTTTTAGGAGATTTAAGTTCAACGCCTAAATGACTATATTTGCAGGAAAGTAGATTCTGCAGATAATGTATGGTAGCAACGCAAGTAACAAGTTCGGGTTCCCCGATCAGCTCGCTCCTGTGGCCGAAAAGGAGACCAAGGAATATGGTCTAAAGTACGCTAAGGCGATTGATGCTCAGTGGGGAAGGATTTCCGAGAGGGGAAGCCTATTTAGAAAAAGGTATGAGCAGTTTGAAAAAAACAGATCATACGCCAACGGTACCCAGGACACTACTATATACAAGAAAATCCTTACGAACCTTGATCCCAACTCAAACGACGGGACTCTGCTCAACTTGGATTTCTCTCCAGTTCCTGTCCTGCCGAAGTTTGTCAGGGTAGTAGCTAACAAGATTCTTTCTCTCAACCCGTATCCAAACCTAGAAGCGATTGATCCCATCTCAAGCACTGAGAGGGACAAGATGAGAGAAGAGCTCTTGTTTGACATGGACCACAAGGAAGAGCTATCTCAGCTTAAGGAGGACACGGGTGAAGATATTTCCTCGGTCCCCGTCGATCAGCTCCCCGAAACATCAGAGGAGGCAGAGATCTACATGGCCAACAACCTCAAGACGGCTGCAGAGATTGCTGCTCAGATGGCAACAAACCTCACTCTTGAGTGGAACGACTTCAACGACTCTACGTACAGACGCGCTGTAAACGATTTGGTTACATGCGGTCTAGCCGTGGTGAAGCGAGACAACGACCCATCGTATGGGATTACAACTCGGTATGTAGACCCCTCTGCATTTATACACAGCCATACGGAAGACCCAGGACTTAACGACCTGGTGTATGCTGGGGAGATGCGGAAGGTTACGATACAGGAGTTGCGAAAGTTGGCTGGCGACGAGCTTACCGAAAAGGAGATAAAGAAGATTGCTGAGGTTTCAAAGAGCAAGTACTCTTACGACTCAAAGCACATGCACCAGCATGCTTACGACCCGAACAGCGGAAAGAACGCATACGGGTATGACGACTTTGTTGTAGACGTTATGGACTTCGAGTTCATATCCACCGACAAGATCTTTTTCGAGGAGAAGCAGAATCAGTACGGGAATATAAACCTGTACATGAGAGGTTTCGATAAGGAGCCCAACAGTGTGTTCTCAAAGGACCCGATGTGTATGCACGTAAACACAATTTACGGGGGCATATACGTTGTGGGTTGCAACAAGGTGATTAGATACGGGCGACACGAGAACGTCCCCAAGAACATGTATGACATAAGCAGAGCTAAGCTTTCTTACTCTGTGGTGGCAACCAACATGCGTCACATGATGCCTAAGTCCATGGTGGACAGCTGCATCAGCTTTGCCGATCAGATACAGCTTACTCACCTCAAGATCCAGCAAGCTATCGCCAAGTCAAAGCCAGACGGTTTGATTATTGATATCGAGGCTCTTGAGAATGTACAGCTCGGGAAGGGTGGAGAGCTTCAGCCACTGGAGCTGCACGACATCTACGAGCAGACAGGTGTATTCTACTACAGAAGCAAGAACCCAGACGGAAGTGCTGGAGCCCCACCGATTAGAGAGATTGGCAACAGCATCAGAAACATCAATGAGATGGTTGGCTTGTACAACCACTACATGAAGATGATCCGTGACGTCACGGGAGTTAATGAGGCAATGGATGCTTCTACACCTAAGGGTGATGCTTTGGTTGGAGTTCAGCAGATTGCAATTCAGTCTGGAAACAACGCCTTGTACGACATTACAAATGCTTCTGCTATACTGTACAAAAAGGTATGTCAGGATATTGTAAAGTGTCTTCAAGTCATTCACCCAGAAAGCATCCTTTTCTCCATTTACGAGAGGGCTCTTGGCAAGTATAACATGCAGACCCTGAATGAGTTTAGAGATCTGCCTATGTACAACTTCGGAGTTGTTGTGGAGAAGGACATGGAGGAGAAGGACAGACAGTTCCTAGAGCAGAACATTCAAGTTTCTCTGTCTCAAAAAGAGATTGACCTGGAGGATGCCATGGCTGTTAGACAGCTTAAGGATGTCAATCAGGCAGAAAAAGTTCTTATGGTCAGGAGAAAGAAGAAGGTTGAGTCTGCTCAAAAAGCCGCTATGCAGCAACAGCAGGCTCAGCAGCAAGCTGCTATGCAGCAGGTTCAGGCTCAAGCTCAGGCCAAGCAGCAAGAGTATCAGATGATGATTCAGGCTGAGGTGTCTAAGATTGGAACCAAGATGAAGGCAGAGATGCAGCTAGAGCAGATGCGTCACCAGCACGAAAAAGAGATTATGGCTATGAAGCTTCAGGTTGCTGAGGCTACACGCCAGGAAGATGTCAAGACTAGAAAAGAGGTTGAGAGAATGAAGGATGACAGAAAGGACGAGAGAGTTAAGAAGCAGGCTGTCGAACAAAGCAAGCTTATCTCTCAGCGTCAGGGGTCTAGAGGAGAACTAAAAGAAGAGAAAGATCAATTTGATCTTGGTCAAGCACTAACAAATCAAGCACTTAAGTAATGGCTACAGTAAACTTAGATACAGCATCTCGTTTGGATATCGTATGCAGACGAGCAGATACGTTTAACTTGACCGTAGACTTTGGCGAGGACTTTAGAAATCTCTACGACGCCTCTAACTTCTCTATGGATATTAGAGATACAGACACGGCTGCTGAGGTCATCCTTTCTTTGCCTGCTGCTGGAGAGACAAACTTTGTGTGGGACGTTCAGAACCTTACGATTACCATAAGTTCTAATCTCATGAACTTTGACGGGGGTGAGTACGTCTATGACCTTCAGGCAACAAAGGACGGGGTGGTAAAGACTTTGCTCCATGGTTTTATTACTGTCGTTGAAGATGTCACGGAGTAATGGCTCAAACCATAGTCATACAGCCCAACTCTACCAATACGGTAAAGGTTAATGTATCTGCGGTTCCTGACGTAAAAATTACCCCTCCTGTAAACAAGCCTGTAAAGGTTTGCTCGAAGGTGGAGTTTAACATCACCAACATTACTGGAGGAGGTGGAGGGACTGATCCTGGAACTCACGATCACGAGATACAGATAGATCAAGATCTTGATGTGACGAACACAGACACTGCCATAGGGGATGCCCTTGGAGCTTTTTATCCAGCAGGAACTGATATAGAGACGATACTTAGGAATATCCTTATCCCGTCAGCTGACTCTACGATAAGCAATTACAAGCTCATAGTATCACTGGACGGAATAACTAATACTGAGGTGTCTTCTCAGACTTACGAGTGGGGCACACCCCTTCGTGTTGTGGGGCACAGGTTTACCCTTAACGATCCAGACGACAAGTTTATTGATTCACAAAACCTGTTTCTTGTTTTCTCAATCTATTCTCCTAGTACCCTGTCGTTTCCTGTTTCAACCTTTGGTGTAAATGACTGGTCTCAAGTGTCTGCTAATGAAACGATTACGTCTCCATCAGGCGTTCCTTCTATTCAGATACCCTACACAGGTTCTACTGGGTTTTCGAAGCAATTCAACAGCCAGCTAAGATTGAATTACGCAGACACCTCAGGCACAGAGCAAGCTACAGCAACTGCGTCTGTGAGGTTTGCCAAGAAGCACTGGTTAATCTCTTCGGAAATCGACCTGACCTCGGGGTCCTTTACTGGTACGTATAACGACCTGCTTTCGGATTCTTCTACAACGATAATGGATAGCGGTCTTACGACTTCGGGTAGCCTCTCTTTGGTTACTGACGCCACAGCATTTTCAACTACTAAGTTTACCTACATCGTCATGCCGTCTGAGCTTGACATGAACACAACGGATGGCTCTGTAGTGACCACGGGGGTTTTCAATGTGGGCAACGCTTTCATAGAGCACGGGTCTACCCTCTCTTACTTCTCTGGGTTTACAGACGCAGAAGCGAACAATGTAGAATACAACGTTAGACTCTTTCAGTCTGACCAAACACAGGCTTATACGTCGGGGATCACCTTGAATGTGACAGCAACCTGACGACCATAAAATTGCTATATTTGCAGACGAACCAACAACAAAGATAAGATGCCAGATTATATTTACGACGACGGCTCGGGTATTAACATAGGATCAAAACTAAAGAACACAAGTTCCCTGTACCCCATCGTTGCTCTTGAGCGCAACCATGCCAGCGGATTGGGTTACTTCACCTCTGTGGGAAACCCAAACGGGTCAGACACCGATACGAATACGTCTTACACTGACGCGAAAACTTATCTTAGAAACCTTCCTATTGCAAAAAGGACTCTCAACTATGTTGCTGTCCTTAACAAGGTTGAAGCGGTAGAGGCAACTGGCGGTTTTGCATCCAGCAACGACCCCGCTGTATACGTATACAAGGGCGGTTACACAGACAGCGAAAACGGTAAGATTGAAGATACCGACTGGCACACCGCATCAAACTGGGTTCAAGTTGGTTCGAGCTCAAGTGCTGGTACGGTAAGTGTCTCTGTCGACGGAACATCACTCAACAGCGCTGTAGGAACTCTTGATCTCGACCCGACCGCTTTTCAGACTTCTGTAGGCGGTTCATTTACTGACCCCACGGCTACCATCTCGTTTGGTCTGGCTAATGATGTGGTGCTGAACGCTGGTCAATCATCTTCGTTTAGGCTCGGTGCTCTCGGTTCGGACTTTATCAACAGCGGGACTGGCGCAGCGTCAGGTATCGAAGCACTTCACACAGGAGATTTCAAGGTTCGTAAGGACAGCGCAAATACTACTATTGCTGGCGGCGTTCTCACCGCAGACACTTCTGTTACTACGGACGCAGTTGTAGCGGGATCGTCAGTTACTGTAGGCGCCTCAGGAGCTCAAACGGTAATTAGCGCTGGCACGACTACTGGTATCGTAGCCGATATGTCTAGTTCAGTCAAGACGCCTATCCTTGAGGGCAACGGCACTCTCGGCCTTAAGCTTCAGGACTCATCTACGAATCACATAAAACTTGATTTTGGCTTCCAGGCGGAGCCAGCTAGCTTGACTCAGAACAGCAGCGGAACCAACGCGAGCATCCTTACCAATGCTGATTTGTACATTGCAAACTTAGACGAGGTAGGGGTACAGAACGCATCATTTGTGCTCGGCCAGGACACTTCTGGCAAAACTGTAAAGCTTCCCTTCGCCCTTGTTCAGGGCACTGGTGGAACAAACATCGACGGTGGCTTTGGTATCAGCATTTCGGGTACTGACCCAGCTATTGTATCGGTAGATCAGGGTGTCATTATGACGCTCAACACTGACCAGACCTCAGTGGCTATCAAGCGGATGGGCAACATTGTGTTGACGGGTGACGCTGGTCCAAACGAATCTGGCAACTTCAAAGGCCTGACGTTTGAAGATGGGGCTATAGAGAACTTTGTTGGTGCTGGTCCGACACACACGCTGCAGAATATGCAGACCTTGCTTCGGTTTGATAGCCCAGGCAATGCCGATCACGGAAGGGTTTATCTTGGCAGCAACTTGCTTTCTTTGTTCTTCCAGAACATTCTTGCGGGGGATGACATTACGAGTGTTCTGTCGAATAACGACATGACTCTCAATGTTGACCCAGTATTCCTTAGAACGGATCGGGACGACAAGAGTGTAAATAACGTTCGTTCACACAGACTTGGGGCGCACCTCTACACTCAGGGAGAGTACGAGGCCGACCAACTTATCAACGCCCCTGACGCCAATTCAGGCTTCTTGAGCAGTTTCTCTGCTGGAAAGGCTCAGGACTCTACAATCATTGAGTGGGTGAGAGAGGGTGGTACGTTTGTTGGCGACACCCAAGCAGATTATCAGCTCAGAAGAAACGTTGGTACGATGATGAAGGCTGGATTTACAGCTGTAAACTCACCCAATGGCGCTTCAGGACTTCAGGCTACTAGATTTAGATTCTCTGCCAAAACAGCTAATACTACTGAGATAACCTCTCAGCAAGAGGAGCTCGGTGGTACTATCACTCTTGGCAACCTCAACGCAGCGGCCTATCAGTACGATTCTACAAACTCAGACTTTGCGATTCAGATTGGAACTGGTAACACTTCAGATCCTACGAACAGATACAACGAGGTCTTTATTCCAAACCTTGTTGCGGGTACGCTGACAACAAACGGTCCTAACTACCTCTCTGGTGGTGGAGTCTTCCAGGGCGACTGGAACTTTACGGGTGACGTTACCATTGGTGGCGATCTGACCGTAGACGGGGCGAACGTCAGTGGCGCTTCTTTGGACTTGGCTGGAACGCTTGTAAACCTCGGTATACCTACGGGTTCGTTTGGTGGGAATGATAACGACCAGCGCGACATAGGTTTTGCTGGTATATTCAGCTTTAACGACGCAGATACTGACGACGTGGTTGATCCAACGGAGTCATTTAAGACTGGATTCTTCAGAGACGCCAGCGCCACTGTGCTTAACAAAGTGTTCTTTGGAAACCCTGGTAACACTGGTAGCGCCCAAAACACCCATAAGCCGTACAGACTTACCATTACTACGGAAACCCAGCCAGTGTTCACCTCACAACTGATGGGCGATGTGCCTGAGAAAACCTTTAGCACGGCGATAGAGGTTGGAGGTCTTGCTTTGCAGGGGTACAACACAGGCGAGAGCGATATGAACGCTCACACCCTCAACGGTGCTCAGGGCTTTGTAAACAGAATTACAACGAACATTAGTGCCGCCTATACTTACGAGTCCAATGCTGCAAACACAGGCAATGACCCGTGGAACGCATGGGATCACACCTCTCTCCCAACAACGAGAGCTGTATACGATTTTGTAACGGCTCAGGTTACTGCGGGTACAGGTCTCAGCGTTACGCAAGCCACTTCGTTTGACTACGGTATTTCTACTGGCGAGATTGCAAACGCAGCCGCAGGCGCCACCTACACTGAGGCTAGTGCTCACGAGATTGTCACCACAGCGGATGACGGAAGTACATTCAACAGAATCTCTCCAGAGGACTTGGGACTGGCTATCGGATTTGATGCGGACACCGCAGGCAGACCAACCATTGGCTACATGCCTGGGTCTACCGTGTTGAATCAGGGCACCAGCTTGAGAGCCATTATGGAGAAGATCCTCACGGACTTTGCAGCCCCTACCATCACTATGGATTCGGGTGCGAGACTCGTAGATTTCGCCGACGGCATTCACAGATATGCAAATGGCAATACGCTGTACATTGAAAACGGTTACAACGAGTACGGACAGGATGCTGATGGAGCGACTAGTACTATTGGGGTCTTGGTTACCAACTTCGCCAACGCCAGCGCCTATAACGCAAGCACCTCGCTTACCAGTGTGTCATTGACCGACTCAGGCAGCAACGACATCCCAGCGCAAAGCGCTGTGGCTCTTGAAGGAACCGATCCTTCGATGGAGGTTAGCGAAACGCTTAGCGGAACGGGTAACGTAGACAAAACGCACAACCTCAACTTCGACACAGACACAGACAATACCGACTTCAACGGCATTGGTGACGCAGATGTTTTGGTGCAGCTTGATAGTGGTAAGGCTGAGGGAACCATCAAGTATAATGCCGCTATAACGGCTTTCACTCAGAACGACTACTTTGCGGGGGCTTCTAACATTAGCAGCACGCGCACCCACAACGTCAGAAGACGCTCATTCTACTTTGTGTCTGACTTTAACGTCAGAGCTACCGTGGCGGCGGACGCCACGTTTGATCTTAATGACGGTATCACTGGAAACTTTGCTAGGATTGATGGAGACCTCCAAACTACCGCTACAACGACAGGTCACAGCAACAAGTTTATGCACTACCTCATCTGTCAGGCTGGTAGCGGAGGAGCTACTCCGCTCGGTAACGCAGATAAGATTGACAACACCGCTGGCACCCCGCTGTCGTTTACTAACATCCTCGGATCTAATGCGAGTGGCCAAAACGATACGACGGCAAACAGCAATATCATGATGCGCCACATGACAAACGGCGCCGAGGGAACCCCAAACAACGCCAACTTTATTCCGTTTACGGGGTCTGGAACTGGTATGCAGAGCTCTTTCAAGGGTATGCTTGCGGCAAAGAGCGTTTGTGTGGGAACTGCTGATCAGGGCGTTAACCAGCAGTGGAAGAGAAACACGCTTTCCACTTCCTCTAACGGGTTCTTGTACAGATGTCTCCCTATTGAGTTTGCTGGTACGGGCCTGACCTCGGATTGGTATTCTGCAGGCCACCTGTGGGAGACCATCGTCCTTGGTGGTTCGCTTTTCGAGCTCGTGCTCAACAATGCTGGCAATGCCCCTGCGACCTTTGAGTTTACAAATTACTACGGGGAGACAGGCAACTACGTAATCTTTCAGTCGCAACAGGTTCTTGATCAATCTCCTTCGAGCGGTCTGTTTCCTGCTATCGTTCAGGTGCCTTAATAGAGGTTTCTGTCCTATATTTGCATCAGTAAAACTTTAATTCATTTCTTATGAAAGTATCTTTGAAACAATGCCTGAACATTCAGGCAGGACTCGTTGCTCTGTCTGAGAGCAAAATGTTGGACCTCAAGAATGCCTTTGTGGTAGCGCAAAACATGAGAACTCTTGAGCCTGTTATCGAAAGCTTCAACTCTGTCCGCGAGGACTTCGTTGCTAAGCTTAGAGAAAAGGCTGATGAGAACGATGAGGTTGCTACCGAGGAGGTAGAGAAAGTCAACAAAGCCATCAACGAGGCCCTTGAAGAGAAGCATAACCTTGGTCTTAAAACATTGAACCTTAGCTCTATGCAAGAGATTGATGTACCTGCAAAAGTCATCTCTCAGATTCTTGATATTGCGGAATACAACGGCTAATGCCTATAAGAGTCTCAGACGTACTTAGAAATCAAAGCAACAGTTATCCCTTAGTTAGAGCAGAGGATAATCAAGTTGCGGGTCTGGGATACTTTACTAGCATACAGGACAGATCAAATCTCCCGACACCTAAGAGGACATCATCGTTTATTGCGGTGATGTCTCTTAGCTCGGAGAGTTTTGTTTGTCAGTTTATTGGAGCGGACCCTCTAGACGACGGCGAGTGGACAAACGTGAGAAAGTGGGCTAAGCTCGCTAACGAAAAAAACGTTTTTGAGCTGTTGATTGAGGACTCTGTTCGCAGGGGTTCTAACCTTACGACGGGTGTCGGAACGTTTACCAACAACATTCTTGGTGACTTCGATCAGGACGGAGAGCTTACGGTAGATGACTTTCTCACCTTCCTTACAGGGTATGTAAATACTTCTAGCACCTCCGCAAGAACCAACAACACCTCTCTACAAAGACTAAGTGGGAGGATAGGTTCTTCTGGGGCTCACCTAGCCACGTGGGAGTTTAATAACTACGACGGCACAGACGACTTTATGTTGGCCACGACGAAGGCCATCAATGAGGAGATCGACACAAAGATAACAGCCGCAATAGGCAACTTTGATTTCGATACATCTCAGACATTCACATCAGCGAAAGACAACTTCGTCCTCACATACGATCACGCAAGTGGGCTGATGAAGCTTGAGGACATAGACACCTCTCGCGGCATCGAAAGGGTTGCTGGTGATTCTACAAAGGCAAACGTTTCGTTTACTTCGGACAACGGGATGTCGATTGCTGCCAGCACTAACACAGGAATATCGCTTTCGGAGTCTAGCCCAGGAGACATTTCGTTTAGTGTCAATGCTGACACAGACAACAATAACCCGACTTCGATTGCAGCACTCACTATTGCTGGTCAGTCAGCAGCGGCTAAGGCGACCATAACGTTCGGCTCCGCTGCGACAATTTCAGGTATTGTACTCAATGACTTGGACAACGCCGATGTAGGAAACCCAAGCACGGGTCACTTCCTCAAATACGATGGAAGTAACTGGGTTGGAAGCGCTGTATCTGTTGCTTACTCAGACGTAACAGGAACACCGACTCTCGCCACAGTTGCCACTACGGGTAGCTACAACGACCTTTCTGACACCCCTACCATACCTACAGATACAAATCTTGGGGGGTCTGATCAAACTCTGTCTGGCCAAAGAGTCGTTGAGATGGGGTCTAACTCTCTTGACTTTCAAAGCTCTTCTGTGTCTAAGTTCAAGATATTTAACACAGGTACAGTTACAGCCACTGGAAGGCTTACAATAGATGGAAACAGTGTAGTTGGTGGGGCAATAAGAATGAAGGATGCTGACAACAGCAACATAATCACTCTCCAGGCCCCCACAAACCTTGGCTCAAACGTTTCGTTTGTACTTCCCGACTCTGATGGAACAGCCAATCAAGTCATTAAGACTGATGGTAGCGGAAACTTGTCGTTTACCGATCAAGGTGGTAGCACCTTTACTCAGGTGTACAATTTGAACTTTTTTGATGACCTGAGCACACTTAAGCATTACTTCCCTTGGAAGGACATCAATGAACAGTCTCAAGCCTATCAAGACGAGTCTTCACTGCTTTGTCCGTTTGACGGAAGGGTCAGGTCAGTTTCACTGAAGTTTACATCAGTTACTGGCAGCGGAGATATTACTATTGGTATTCAAACTTGTCCTACTGGTGGAAGTGTTTTTGCCCCGACTTCTTTTACAGTTGAGGAAACAGAGGTTCTTTCCGCTACATCAGTAGATGACAACCATACCTTCCATTTTGTGTTTGACAATGCTCAGCATTTTGAGGCTGGCGATATGCTTGCTATCAGCATTCAAAATTCTGTAGACATTACAGGGACTTCCTACGTCTATGCCACTGCGGTTATAGACTGGGATACGTCTACTGACCTCGGAACATCCAGCACGGAGCACGAGTCAAATCCATAACCGTGTATTTAATATATTTGCTCTATGAGCAAAAAGTCAACGGGAAGGATAAAAAGACTTCTTAAGAAGTACGGTCTATCTGGCGTAAACAAAGCCAAGAGGACCCCCTCTCACCCCAAAAAGTCACACATTGTGTTGGCAAAAGAGGGTGATAGAGTTAGAATTATTCGGTTCGGTCAGCAAGGGGTGAAGACTAATCAGACTGCTGGGCAGCGAAAAGCATTCAAAAGTAGACATCGTAAAAACATAGGCAAGGGCAAGATGTCCGCTGCTTACTGGGCAAACAGAGTTAAGTGGAGCCCTAGTAAGACTAAGTCGCCTAGCAAAAAATGGAAGAAAGGATCATGAAAGTATTGAAGTCAAAGGTGTCCGTGGCCCCGCCTAAAGGATACCACTGGATGGAGCAGGGTGGTAGATACTACCTTATGAAGGGAGATTACAAACCTCACGCTGGTGCTGTTGCTAAGGCCCAGTTTAAGCTTGTTACTCATGGGAAAAAAGGGTAAGAAGTTTAACGCAAAGTACACTTCTGGAAGCTCAAATGTGGGCAAGAGAAAGAAGTTGATGACGCAGATTGCTAATATCTACAAGAAGTACAGAGGCACTAAGTCAAAAAGAAAAAGAAAAGGATTTCCACCAGCCGTGGCCAAAAGACTCAAAAGGCTTATGGCGCAAAGAGATAAGATATGACAGATAAAGAGAAAAAGTTTGCTGCCTTGGCTCCCCCAAAGGACAAGATAACCTTTGCCGACAAGATCGCTGGGGCTACAATGGACAAAGCAAAAAAGGGCATTCGCACCAAAAAGAAGAAGGCCAAGAAGAAGAAGAAAGGAGGAGGTATGGCAGGCTTGTCTGCAGCCCAGAAAGAGGTGTACCGCAGAGGCCTTGCAGCGTACATGAGCTCTGGAAACAGACCTAAGGTGTCTCAGCACGCATGGGCCATGGCTAGAGTAAAGTCTGCATTTGGTAGACGAGAAGCAGCCAAGATTAGAGCTAAGAAAGGCAAGAAGAAAAAGTAATATATTTGTAAAAATTTAATTCATTATGGAAGAAAATCAAGCACCAAAGTTCGTTGACTCGCCAGAAGAGTTGAGTATCAATCAGATGCAGGAAGAGCCTCAGTATGACGCCACCACTGCTCCTGAAGAACCGACTCCTACGGAGCAGCCACAAGCGCAGGAGGCGCCAGCAGAGCAACCGCCTGTTGATGACTACTCGTTTACGGCTACAGCGGACGAAAGTTCTTTTCAAGACGATTCAGAGTTAGAGGGAGAGATCCTCTCATTCCTAAGCCAACGCCTGGGTAGAGATATCAATTCCTTTGACGATCTAAATAAGCAACCTTATGAAGTCGATGAGAGCATCGAATCTATTGCGAGGTTTGTTCAGGAGACGGGTAGAAGACCAGAGGATTGGTTTACCTATCAGTCACTGAGCCCAGAAGGTATGGATGACCTGACAGCCATTATGGTTGATATGTCATCTAAGTACCAAAACCTCTCGCAAGACGAATTGAAGACTCTGGTACTTAACAAGTATAAGGTTGATGAATCTCGTTACGACGAGGAAGAAGTTAAAATCGCTAAGCTTCAGCTTAAAATTGACGCTCAAGAGTCAAGGAAGGCTATTGACGAAATCAGACAGAAATACAAGTCTGAGTACAATGCTGAGCAGGGCGGTGAAGACGACGACCCTGTCTTTGACGAAGAATGGATGAAAACCATGACGGACGAAACTATGGCTCTAGAGGCTGTGGAGTTTGACCTTGGCCAAGGTCAGACATTTAAGTTTGGATTGGATGAGTCCTACAACAAGTCTTTGGTCAGCAGAAATGCTAACATAGAGACTTTCTTTGATCAGTACATCAGTGATGATGGTGATTGGAACTTTGACAAGTTCAACGCCGATAGAGCGGTTTTGGACAACGTGAATAAGATCATGTCTGCTGTCTACCGAAAGGGATTGGGAGATGGCCAAAGAGGTCTTTTGAACACAAGCGCAAATATCCAGTCGCAGTCACCACAGAGGTCTAATCAACCCCCAAGCTCAGATCCATTGACGGCTCAAATTAGACAGGCAATGGGAATGAGCAACAAAATGACTTTCAAACTATAACAACTAAGAAATTATGGCTATTACTAGCACGCCTCCTATTTACAATACGGATGGCACAACTACTGCGAGATCGCTACTGTTGGCGACTCCAGAAAGATACTCGGCTATTTCGGACTTTATTGATCCGTCAAAGCCAGACAACAGAGACCTTTTGGTCAAGACCTTTGGTGATCAGGGCATCACTGGCTTTTTGCAGTTGACAGGTGCAGTTAAGGCTGCTGCTGTAAACGACGAAATTCAGTGGTGGGAAGAAGGTCGACTGCACAACATCCAAGAGTTTAACAACCTCGGTGATAGCACTGCCCCAACAGGCACTATGAGCTGCGTGGACGACAATGGCGATGCGCTGCCTATTTTTGTTCAAAAGAACGACGTCATTATGACAGAGGACAACCAGAAGCTCATTGTTACTGGTGTGAGTGGCACTAATGTGTCTGTCTCTGCATTGGACGGCACGGTGAACGCTCTTGCCCAAGGTTCTGGAAACCGTAAGGCTATCATCTTGGGTAACATGTACGCTCAGGGTAGTGATCAGCCACAGAGCTTCAATCAGCCTCAAGCTGTGAAGAGAACCAACCCATTCATGATCGTCAAGGGCAACTTTGAGGTCAACGGTTCTCAAGCAACTAACATCGGCTGGGTTGATCTCGGTGGTGGTGAGTACAGATGGTACATGAAGGGTGAGCAAGATACTCGCGCTCGCTTTATGGATCACAGAGAGATGATGCTCCTGTTCGGTGAGAAGACTTCTTCTACTATTGACGTCGACGGATCAATCAACGGCTCTGAGGGTTACTTTGCTGCTATCGAAGATAGAGGCATCGTTGCTCCTTCAACGCAGCTCACGTCATCTCTTGGTGCTGCAGCAGACACTGACAACATTGACGGCTTGATTTTGGAGTTGGACAAGCAGGGTGGCGCTTCTGAGTACGCTATGTACTTGAACAGAGTTACTGAGCTTGGCTTCGACGACATGCTTGCTCAAGGTCTTGGCGATTTGAGTGGAACTGCAGTGTCTGCTCAGTTCGGCGCTTTCAACAACGACAGAGATATGGCTATTCAGCTTGGCTTTAAGTCTGCTACTCGTGGTGGTTACACCTTCCACAAGCACGGATGGAAGCTCATGAATGATCCTACTTTGGCTGGCGCCGCAGGCAGCTACAAGGGAGCTTTGGTTCCTTTGACTGAGGTTGCTGATCCTGGCACTGGTGAGAAGGCTCCTGCATTGGAGTTGAACTACAAGGCTGTGAACGGATACAGCAGAGAAATGGAGCACTGGGTAACTGGTGGTGGCGTCCTCGGACACACTAACGGTACGAAGGATACTGCTACATTTAGCTACAGATCTGAACTTTGCCTTTGCACTCGTGCGGCTAACCGTCACGTGTTGATTAAGGGATAATCGTAACTGGGAGGGGGAAATGGTCCTCCTCCCTTTTACTTTTTGTTTGATTTTAATTTAAGTTTATTATGAGTACAACGACTAAGCGGGCTCCAGGCCGCCCCAAAAAATCGCCTGTAGAAACAAAAGCTCCAGCAGCACAGGCTGCTGATAAGAGCGAAGGCATCAAGTATGTAGAGCCTAAGAAGGTAAACTACGGATGGAGCTTTGAGGCTTTTAAGGCAGGAGTGGTTTACATGCTGCCTCAGGCGGGAATCACTGTGTTTGACGAGAAGGAAAAAAGAGTGAGAGAGATACGGTACTGCGAAAACATGCCTTCCATTTATGTTGATGAGCAAGGCGATCACGCAAGAAGAGGGAGTATTATCTTCAGGGACAAAATGCTTTTTGTGCCCCCAACAAATCCTCAACTTGCAGAGTACCTTATGACTCACCCAGGAAACAAGGAAAACGGTGGTACGATGTTTCGGGAGTTGAAGCCAAAACAACACAAGAAACAAGCTTTGTCTTCAGAGTTTGATGTTGTCGAGGCTGTAGCTGCCGTAAGAGATAAGTCTATTTCAGAGCTTCTGCCTGTAGCCATGGCTTATGGTATCCCTACATCTCAGGGTCCAGCAGAAATTAGATATGATTTGTTGCGCCACGCTAAGGCAAATCCAACCCAGTTTATGTCTTCATTCGACAGCCCCATGGTAAAGACATCGGCTTACATTAGACAAGCTACAGACTTCCAAATACTTAAAAAGAAGGAGGATGGATACTACTGGTTCGACACAAACGGATTGATTGTTGCGTGCCCTGTGGGTCAAGAGCCCGTGGACGTGATGACGCGGTTTTGTATGACTGAACGAGGGTCGTCTGTCCTTATGGAAATAAGGGACCGACTAGCCAAACTTGACTGACAAAGAGGCCCTTCGGGGCCTTTTTTGTTTTCGTATATTTGCTTCATGGCAAGTGTGAAGCTGATATACAACACGATACGCGATTTGGCCAATAAAGATGCCCGAGGATTTGTTACTCCAGATGAGTTTAACAGCTTCGCAGAGGCAGCCCAAATGTCCGTATTCAACAACATCCTGAATGATATCGCCGTGGCCGCTAGGTCCGCACGAGCATCAGACCCAGGTAGAAATTTCTCTGTAAGAAAGGGTCTTGTAGAGGATTTGTCTGCGTTCTCAAAAAAGGCAGTCGGCGTTGCTGTATCCAACGGCGTTGCTCAGAGACCTGATGACATGTACAGGGTAATATCTGTAACCACCAAGTCACAGCTTTCGTTGGGGAGAAAAAGAGACAAGCAGGTGGAGATTGTTTACGATGATGAGAAGCTCGACAGAATACTGAGAAGCACTCTGAGCGCACCATCGAACGACTTCCCTATTGCACTTGTCTCAGACTCAATAGAGGTTTTCCCAGAAAACATCAGAAAGATCAACATTAGATATTACAGAGTGCCTACGGCTCCCTCTGTGACGCTTATAGAGTCTGGAGGCGTTGAGGTTATCTCTCAGTTTACTGATTTTGAGCTGCCAGACAGCTACACAATGGACTTGATTGTGGAGATCGCAAAGATGGTGGGGGTTAATCTCAAGGAGCCAGAAATCAGAGCTTATGTTCAGGCCCCTGCAAAGAACATTGTGACTCCAAAAAAATAACGAATGGCAAGGAATAGAGTATCGGTTTCACAGGTGATTGACGACTTCATCATCACCCAGAGCGAGGACGACTTTGTAAGTGGTGCTTCGGATTATGCTATAAGAAACTTTGCCTTGCGTGGTATTCGTGAGATGGGATTTGATGTGCTCAAAAGAGTCAGATCCATAAAGAGAACTATCAACAAGACCAACAACACAGTGCCGCTCCCAGATGACTTTGTAGATATTGTCAAGATGGGCTTGGTTGGCACAGATGGGTTGGTGTATGTGTTTGGGGAAAACAAGCACATAAACATGTCTCAGAAGTACTGCAGCGACTCTACTGTCATATCCGCTGAGGACGCTACAACGCTCGCTCAAAGAGAGGAGTCTAAGTCGCCAACTGGTAGCATATCAAACATCGCTGGAGACCCGATTGATGAGGGTTTTGACTCTTACATTTTCAGAAACTTCTTGTACGGAAACTACGAGGGTGGACTATACGGAATCGGTGGTGCCAACCACTCAGGACAATACAGGATCAACTACGACCAGAACCGATTCGAGCTCGACACGTCTTTGTCCGCCGATGAGGTGGTTGTAGAGTACGTGGCTGATGAAGCTAGGTCTGAGAACCCAACGGTTCATGTCTATGCAGAAGAAGCCCTTAGAGCATACATATACTACAAGCTTGTAGAGAGAAAGTCATCTGTGCCTGCCCCTGAAAAGGCGCGAGCAAGAGCAGAGTATTTCAACGAACTCAGAAGAGCCAACTCTCGACTTTCGAACTTTACCAAACAGGAGGCTCTGGACGTTATTAGAAGAAACTTCAGACAGTCACCTAAGGTATGATAGATAAGCTTGTACCCAGAGAATTTAAGTCTGATCAAGACGAGAGGCTTACTCCTTCGACAGTATATATTGATGGATTGAACATTAGTATTGATACTGATGAGGATGGTAATGCTGGGGTTGTAAAGACATCCAAGGGCACAAATCCTATTCCTTTAGATCAGATAAGCTATTCCCAAGATACAGAGACTGTTCAGGTAATCGGCTCTTGCAGAGATGACGAAAGGGCCAGAACGTACTTCTTCGTGTACTGCAGCACTGCGTCAAAGAACGCGATATTTTACTACGATGACGTCAACAACGGGACTGTTCTTGTCACCGATGGCTCTTATCTGAATTTTGATAAGGAAAACAAGATTAGCTGTGATGTCGTAAATGGAGAGTTCAGGAAGGACGGACAAATTAACTCCCTGCTGTACTTCACGGATGATAGAAATGAGCCTAGAAAAATAAACGTGGACCATGCAGACGAGCTTGAGGGCTTGTCGGACACAAGGCTTGAGCTTTACACTTCAGTTCTTAAGCAATCACCACACACGGCACCTTCGGTTTCATTCGGGTACAACTTGGCGCTGGGTGTTGGAACGATATCAGATAAATCTGCATATCAGTTTGCATATCAGTACATATACAAGGACGGTGAAGTGTCTGGTCTTAGCCCTACGTCTGTGTCTTTCGTTCCGCAGAGGGACTCTGAAGGTAGGTTCCCCAACCATGCTATACTAACGTTTTTTCACCTCATGTATGGAAAGGGCTCTATAAACCCTCAGGCCTTCTTAAATCCAGAAGTGTCTAAGATCAGGGTTCTTTACAAAGAAGAGTCTAATGTTGAGATTTCACCATTCAGAATACTTGATGAATATGACCCCAGAGAAGGGATTGTAAGAAACATTGGATCTACACAGAACTATCCGATTGCTCCAAATAATGGAAATACATACGTATTTCTCGACAGAGGATATAAGAGTGTACTTCCTTCGGTTCAGGAAGACAACCCCACATCTGCTGTACCCAGGGTTGCTAAGACTCAAGCCGTAAACAACAGCAGACTTTTTTATGGAAACTATGTCGAGGGATTTAACAATCTAGGAGAGGGGAACGGGATTGAAGGTGATTCAGGAGAGTCTGCAGACGTTTCCATTAGTGTCAACTACGCAAGCGCATCAGCCGCTCTTAATGAAGAGGTTGCTCTTATTCCCACGGACGGGTCTCACACCGCCCCAGGAAACCTTGTTGCTCAGGGTCTTGATTTCTCCTCATTTCCTGAAGAATACAACAATGGTGACACCTTTGAGATATCTATAACATCTGGGGTTAGAGCTGTTTTTAATGACGAAGAAATCCTTGAGAATGTAAGGGCGAGGCTTGAGCCACTTGTTGCAAGAGCCACCGTAGTAAATGGATTCAACGTACAAACTATAGAGGTTCCTATTGTTCATGAGTTTAGTGTAGGGGGTCAGGAAGGCTTTCAAGTTTGCAACGTCGCCAATCCAATACAGCTTTCCGTGCCGATTACAGGAAACTACAACAAAGCTGGTGTTATAGAATTTATCAACTCTATACTTGACGACAATCCTATTGTAAGATTCGAGAACATAACCCTGACTAACGACAACATAACACAGGTTGGTGGCTACAAGACTATAGATTACGTCAACTTAGCGTCGGGAACATTTTACCAACCCTTTCAGTCGATTCCCGATCCCGACTTATTTTTTGATTTTCTTGACACTGACTATTGGTCATCATTTAGAGCTCAGGTTGAAAACTTTCTAATCAACCCAGGAACAACTGATCATCCGTTCCACGGCAAGAAAATTAGAGTGCAGTACGATGTTAGGCTGAAGTTTTTTTATGACGAAGGCTCAGACAGCATAAGCTTTAGGCTTAACCCAACCAACGCAAGGCTTATTGAAGAAGGAAGCACTAACCTAATAAGTACATACGATAATGGAGATGGGTCTGAATGGCTGGGTGGGTCTCAGTTTTCAAGCACAGGGGGAAACATTGTCCAGTACAACATTCAAAACACCGATCAAGATGAGACTGTAATGTCTATTGGGGTGGATGCTTCTATTCCTGGGTTTAGTGCTGGTTCAAACCACTCTTTTGCGTTCGCTTACCACGACAACAAGGGTAGAATCTCTTCTGCTCAAGAGATAGGTAGTGTGTATGTAGAGCCTATTGGGGGGGCTGCTAGACTTCAGAATGGTGAGTACAAAAATGGTCCAGCAACTATATCCTTCACCCCTAATCACGAACCCCCTGCTTGGGCTTCTTCATACAGGCTTCTTTATGCTGGTCCTGATGACATCAAAGACAGTGTAGATCTCT